GGCGTATAGATCTGCTCTTGCGTGGCTCCGGGCACACCCGGCTTCTGGGCAATTAGAGCTTAATTTCGGGGAGGAAGTACGATGAATGAGCACGAATGGGTAAAAAGTACGAATATGCTCCTCCTCATTAAGGAAATGCAAAGGACCGGTAAGTGGGGGATATGTGGCACACGAGGTGTTGCTTCGTAAAGATATCCCTGGATACACTACCCCCTGCTCTGCTTGCCCCTGTGCTGGGCATTGCGGTCTAATAGCAGATAGAATCCCGAAATTCAAGCGATATCTGGCTAAGTTCTCAAGTGCTCAGTTGGATCTGGATTTTGGAAAGGAGTAGGGTATGGTCCTACCCTCGGGAGTAATGTTCGCGACCCCATCTATGATTCAGATGACGGATGGGACTATCTGTGTTGGTGACTATTCTGATTTCTGTAGGATAGATAATCGTACTGATTACCAGAAGGCGCTTGACGAGTTAAATGAGGAATTTCCTGGAGAGAGGAGAACCGACAATACTATCACGAGAGAGGAGTTACCATTTTGAAGTTACAATTTTACAGGGAACTATGCTACGAGTCGTCCATGGTTGCGGATATGTCCTTTGCGACAGTCCAGCTCATCACGCGCCTAAAGGGGGATACTCTCTATGTGGTGTTCCGTGCCACAGATACGGTAGACGACATCAGGGTTCATTTCTTCGAGCATAAGGGCATGCAGATCCCGTTCTATAATCCCGACCCTCGCGCACGTGTACATGGGGGATGGGCAGTGGATTACAAGGGAATCAGGCATAGGCTCATATCCTATATATCCCGGCTCTATGAGCAGAATGGATTTAAGTCCATTTGTTTCGTTGGACACTCTTATGGTGGGGCGCTTGCCGCGCAGGGAGCCCTCGACGTGCCTTTCATCCTTGGTATCGATCCAATGAATGTATCCTTGGTTACGTTCGGAGCGCCTCGCATGGGAAATGGTGCTTTCGTCCGTGCTCTCAAGGAATGTGTTCCTAATCAGGTTCACTATATATATGGAGCTGACGTGATCCCTTCTCTTCCTTTGTGGATTATGGGGTATAGGCAGTACAAGAGTACTGTTCGGCTGGGAAAAAGGACTCTTGGTTCAGTTGTCAAGAATTCCTTGACAGTTGGCCTCAGTATGATCCGGGCTAAGATAAAGAAAGAGCCGTTTGACTATTTCCAGTTCATGGTCGCTTCAGACCACGTATTGGGAGTATTCGACGGCGAGATGGAGGTAGAGGTATGAATTTTACGAAAGGGCCATGGCACGCATCATGCCTGAATGACGGGAAAGAAGGATGTCACTGCGGATATGTGTTTAACCCCGGTGGAATAGCGATATGCAAAGTATACCATAATGACAAAGACGCCGACCCCGAAAACTTCACGCATAATGAAGAAATCATCACGGTGGCAGAAAAAAATGCAAACGCCCGGCTAATATCGGCTAGCCCTGATCTACTGGAAGCGCTGAAAGAAATGGTTGCTTGCGGTATGGTTCCAATATCAAGCGCAAGTGAAGGTGGAGCGGCAAGGCATGCTCGCCAAGTTATAGTTGCCGACATGGTACGGGCAGCCATAGCCAAGGCAGAAGGGACAGTATGAAGGACATTCCTGCCCCTGATGTGGCTAGCATAGAAAGAAACGCAAGGGAGCTTATCAAGCATGGTGGTGTATGTGGAGATGCCGATTTAACCTGCATGACGTGCCCTTTGGTAGAGCCATGTCATAAGGGCATCTTTACGGGGAAGAATCGAACAGTTACCCACGAGAACATCAAGAAAGCGGCTGAAGCTCTTTTGGGAAAATAAGTGCGATTTACCTTGCCTTCTATCCAGGAATTCAGTATAGTATTGATAGGAGGCAATAAAATGAAAGATTGTAGGGAATGTCAGCATGTGTTTTCTTGTTGCTCAGATTGCGATGACTGGTTCAGTTCTGATCGCGATTACCATTGTAACTTTCATACTAAGTTACGAGAAATAGCGGGATACGTTCAGTTCCATGAGAATGTCCCTATCCCCAAGTGGTGTCCTCTTTTGAAGAAGGTCACAGGAGATAACTAAATGGGAAAGTACAGCTGGTTGGTTATTCTAGTGGGTATCTTCCTTACTAGTTGCGGGATTTTGTACGTCCCTGTTACAGATACGGAGTACGAGGTTCCCATCGTAGAGTCCATCCCTGGGGCTATTAAGTGGATAGAGAAGAATATCAAGTATAAGGGAGATGTTGAGCAATACGGGTATGAGGACTACTGGGCATCCCCAGGGGAGACCGTGGCAAGTGGCTATGGGGACTGTGAGGATATGGCAATCCTCTTCCTGTATATGGTGTATGTCAATTTTGGGGAGAGGGGTACATTAGATATCCTCCTGAATAAGGAAAGGACGAGGGCACATGCTGTGGGGGTTACAGACAACTATCGTTTCTATGATGTAGATGGCCTTGTCATTCTTAAGTACTCCTTAATGTATGAGGATGCTATGTCTCGAATAGGACAGAAGGCGAGTAGAAGTCTGGATGATGTCGATTATCTTGTGGTAGACTAGGAGGAGGGAGATGACCACGATAAATGCAATAAGCACTTTGACGATGCGTAGGGATTCGATGCTTCCGTGGGAATTCAATCTGTTTCCTTTCTTCACGGTAGCAGAGACAAAGAAGCATATGAGAATCAAGTTCGGATGGCTGTGGTTTTACATAGCTATAGTAAATGATAAGGAGTAGATAATGAAAGAGTATTGCGGTACGTTCAAGGTAGAGAACGACGAGGGGAAAACGGTACTGGAAGCGGCGGGATCTACGGAGGATACCCTTACCACCCAGTTCGGAAAAATGGCGGCGGAATTCGAGAAAGGAATGGCTGACGAATCGATTACGAATATGGCACAGGCGATTGATGCCTTTTCCAAGTTCGATTTCTTCTACCAGCACATGATGACGGCAGGGCTCCTGTTCTTCTTCGAGAATTACAACAGGGGAGCCGAGATGCTCAAGCAGATGGAAGTACCGGCCAAGAGCGACGAAGAGGAGAAAAACTAACATGGGAAGCAACCCCAATATCAACATCCGATGCGACGACGGCACTATGGTTTCCAACTGGGTTCTGGGCGTTTATCCTGCTGAAGAGCTGTGCAGGTACAAGGTAGTTCGGGCGCTCCGCACCAGTAAGGGTGTTGAGTGGGAATATGCAGATGGACAGGGGGTGGATGCCGATGTATTCCCAATTACCGAACCGTCGAACTGGCTCCCGATTACTGAATAACTGGATCTGCATCGGACTTCTCCTTTGCGTTTTGGTTTCGTGTGTTGTAGTTGCTGTGGGGGCGGGGGCTTCGATGCCTGTGCCCCTACGGGGGGAGCCCACTGTGAAGCAGACTGCCGAGATCTCCCCCGACATGCCCAGGGGTGAGATTCGTGTTCCGATTGTGTATCGGAATATGCTTATGTACTATTGTGACGAGGCGGGTGTTCCCTATGCACTTATGGCCAGGATAGCACAGGTCGAATCTGGGTGGAACTACCGGGCAGATAATGGGAAAGATGCTGGATTATTTCAGTTGAATAGAGAGTACCTAGATTATTTTGGCTGGAAGTTCAATGATGGGATCGAAGTAGATCCCTTTGATCCAGAGGCCAGTATGCGGGTTGCATGTCGATATATGAGACATCTTTACCTGTTGTGTCACGATTACCGTGTTGCTACAATGGCCTATAACTGTGGCTATACCAGACTTATTAAGGATGGGCCACCTAAGAGTACCTTAAAGTACGTGTCGTTGGTGTTCGGATTTGAATTCGACTGAAGGAGGTCGTTTATGAAGATTACTGTATTGGGATGTGGTAATGCCTTTTCCCGCAAGAGTTTTAATCAGTGTTTTCTCGTGGAAGAGGGAAAGAGCGTCATGCTAGTAGACTGTGGACAGAAGGCCATAGACGCCCTCATTGCCGCAGGACGCAAGCCTTCTGAGATCACCGACGTGTACATCAGTCATGCGCACGGGGATCACATCGGGGCTATGGAGGAGCTGGCTTTCCTCCGTTACGACTGGAAGAACAGGCCGAAGCGCTGGGACGAGAATCCTGGAACTCCCTACGCTCCTCGTCTCTACACGAATGCGCTTCTGATGAAGGAGCTTTGGGATAAGTCCCTCCGTGGTGGGCTGGAATCTATGGAAGGGTTCGTTGCTACCCTGGACACGTTCTATGAGACTCATCCTGTGGAAGGTAATTCTTGCTTCATGTGGGAAGGATGGGAATGCAAGCTCATTCAGCAGATCCACATCATGACTGGAAGCACCATTGCGTGGACGTTCGGCCTGTTCATGTCCAAGGTGGGACACAAGAGTGTATACTTCACTACGGATAGTCAGCACGTGTCCCCCAAGCAGATGGAAGTGTTCTACAAGGAAGCGGACATCATTTTCCAGGACTGCGAGTGTACTCCCTGGATGAGTGGGGTTCATGCGAACTATGCACAGTTGGCCGGGTATCCCGAAGCGAACAGTGTGAAATTGCCCTCGGAGACGAAGCAGAAGATGTACCTTTCCCATTACCAGGATTTTGTCCTCGATGGCAAGGACGCGCTGGGAAAGGATTGTGACTGGGACTTGAAGGCGTTCAATGACGGGTTCGCGGGCTTCGTGCGCGTGGGCGACAATTTCGAGATCTAATTGAATATATGGCGGGATTCGGTGCGGTAGGGCCTGGTCTGGTGAGGTTGGGCTGGGTAGGGTATGGAATGAAAAAGGCCCCTCTCGGGGCCTTTATTTTCACAATCGCCATCTCTCTGCTCTCGCTCCTTTAGTGGAGAAGCACTGTCTACAAAGGGAAGCCAAGCTGTCGATTGCGTCATCATGGTTTTTAGAATCAGCAGTCCAGTCGGTTATTTGGATCAAGTACTCATCATCTGTCTCTGGAGCCCATACGAGACGTTGCCATACTTCGTAAACATAGGTCGCAATTTTATGCTCTTTTTTCAGATTCTCGTCGTACTCTTGAACGATAAGGCTCCGATCCCTGAGCATCTTCGCAGTCCAACCCCTATCAGATTGTTTTTCTACAAACACTTTGCGTACTTTGTATCGTTTGCACACGTCAGCTATTTCGTCTATGCACTCAGAAATAGCGCCTTTATACGTAAACCCGACAACCTGAATAGTTCCATCTTTTCGTCTGGCCGCAATAGTGAGGGCATTGAAGTCCCCACCTCCATAGGCAGAGTCCACGTGTGCGCGTACTATTTCTATGTCCGTTGTTTTCCAGTTATCTGTTTGTGGATCGCTGAATAAGGCATCTTCATCAGAGACAAATTTTAATTCATAATTCGCACTATATAATGCGGGTGTAGTCGTTGACCGAATTTGTTCCAATTCTTGAGGGGAGATTAAGTTACAGTCGTGGACACTATACTTTTTGGGAGGGGGGATTATCGCTTCTACCCCTTCTTTCGCCCAGGGAGTTCCGATGTAACAACAAGACTTACCACGGTCAATGATGTTTGTTGCCAACTCGCGCCAGATATTCGCAGTGTACTCCCTCTCCGCACGATATAATCGATCCTTCAGGGTACTAATATCATCGCACAATATAAAGTCAAAGTGCCTACCAGTCAAAGGTGAGTTGAGGCCATATGCCGTTACAGACCCTTCCGGTGTTACTGTCTTCTTGAAATTAAAGGATATCGCACCTTCCCTGCGCTTTGTAAACTCGGGATACGTGCCATGTGCAAACCGGAACAGTTCCCTGATCTCTGGCATCTCCATTATCTTAGCAATAGTCGCCGTGGCATCCACCGCATCCGCATACGTTTTACGCACAACCGCAATACGAACATCGGGATTGAAAAGCATGTACCACACGGCACCAATCATAACAATCGCGGTGGATTTATAGCTACCACGATGCGCCATGAGGGATACAGACTTGCCACTCGTCCATATATACTTGATCCAATCCGAATGGAGTGGGGTCAGTTTCGTTCTTCCTGCTATCCATCCGATAATATGCGGTTGATCCGCTATCTTTTCAAGCATCTCGCGCGTGTAACACGAGGCTACTTCAGTCGTTTTACTTTTTCTGGGTGCCATGAATAAGCATCTCCTTGAGTTCTGCTGGAGTTCGTACTATTGTATGCTGGTCGGGAGCTGCGATCATCTCAGGTTCATCCCTCTTCTCAGCTATCTGCTTCCCGAACTTCACAGCCGCGAAGATCTCGGATAACTTGCTCTGCATTCCAGCATCATCACTTTGCTCATCCTTAGATAAGCTCAGTAACTCTTTCAATTCTTTCCTTGCTGCATTCTTATCCGCAAGGGTATACATTACTTCCCGCACATCCGCATTTTTACCAAAGATCTTGGGTTCTACCTTATCGATAGCCCATCTCCGTTCTAGGGTGATATCGTCAAGGGGCCTCGCTGTGCCATCTGGAAAATAGTACCAGAGCGGATCGTAGTTGGCCCTGATTTCCAGTTGCCTAAGCGTCTGGTTCACGAACTTGCTTCGGTAGGGGGCAATAAAGTGGTCTGAGATCCTGGTAACGGCTTGGTCTATGTTGGACTTGGTAAGTAGGGAATGCACAAACAGCTTGGCTCGTGGATCAGACATGCTTTCTGGAATGAGTTTTGCCACTTTAGCCGCAGCAACCCCATTAAAGCAGTTGCTAATGTACTCTAGGACGAATTTCTGCTCTTTGGCAGTTAAATTCAGGTCATCTATACGAACAGGTAGTTCATTTCTTTGCATATTATCTCCGGGCACACATTATACTCTGAAAAACGGGGTTGTGTCAAGACCCCCTTGACACAGATTCAATTTCATGCTATACTCGGAAAATAAAGATACATTCATGTCCGTATGTATATACCCAGGAGGCTTCAATGCCCGCCCCTCAAATACTTAACTTAGATGAACTGAAAATGGATGTCGCAGAGAGCATGAGTACTCTGGCCCGGCAAGATGGTTGGTACAATATCGCCTCGGGAGTAGGTACCTCTAAGGATAAGCGCCGCTATACCACGTTCAAGAGCAATGTGCTCATCCCATACCAGCAACTGGCTGCTATGTATATGGATGAGGGCCTTATTGCAACTATTGTGGATCTGTTCGCCGATGACCTTACCCGTGAGTGGGGTAGGGTCGAGAATGACCCGGTGGATAAGGATGGGCTGGGTATTATAGCCACCGCCTTGGAGAAGTTAGACGCCAAGAGTGCCTTCAATACTGCTGAAAAGTGGGCTCGTCTGAGTGGCGGTTCCCTCATTATTATAGGTGCCCTTGATGGTCGGGCTCCCGAAACCAAGCTCCAAGTAGAGAAGATCCGGTCAATTGAGTACCTCAAGGTAATCGATATTGGTGACATTGTTCACTCCGAGTGTGAGTTTAACACTGATCTGGCCTCCCCTAACTACGGCAGGATCGATTCCTATGTGATTCAGTATCGAGTCGGTAATCAGACTGTTAAGCGTAAGGTGCATAGTTCCCGCTGCATTCCTTTCTTTGGGCGTAAGGTGCCTTCTGGTGCTCTGGGACTCCCTGAGATCAATAAATATTGGGGTATTTCCGAGATCCAGCCCGTGTGGCCCTATCTTCAGGACTTCAGCAATGCGTTTGGTTCCATATCTACGGTACTGGCTGAGTACGTGATTGGCAAGTTCAAGTTCTCCGATTTGGATGAGATGCTTGCCGAGGATAGCGGAAAACGTTTCAGGGCCAGGATGGAAGGTATAGAGACTACTAAGTCCACCATCAATGGTATCTTCCTGGGGACTGATGAGGATTACATTCGGGATACAGTAAGCCTTTCCGGTGTATCTGATGTTCTTGACCGATTCATGATGAACCTGGCCTCCGTTACCCATTACCCCGTAACTAAGCTCTTTGGTCGTTCTGCCACTGGTTTGAATGCCACTGGTGAAAATGACCAGAAGAATTACTATGACTCCGTTCGCGCTCGCCAGAATTCGGAATGGCCTTATATTCAGGCCCTTGTGACCATGGTTGCTTCCTGGAAAAAGGTGAAGATCTATACCCCCTTCAAGTGGAATCCTCTCTTCCAGCTGACCGATAAGGAAGAGGCTGACATAGACAGGATTAAGGCCGAGACTTACAGGACGAAAGCTGATGCCAATCAGCGCTACATCCAAGAGGGTGTTCTTTCTCCCGAAGACGTGTACGGTGTGGAGTTTGAAGCGGAATTGGGGCCAAAACAGCCATCCTACTTTGAAGACCTGGCTACAGCCAATACGGAAGTTGTCCCATTAGAGGACCCGGAGGCTGATCCAGAGGAAGATCCTGAAGAGAAGAAGGAACCGCCTAAGTGAAAGGGTACGTTCGGTACATTATAAAACAGCATAGGAAAGAAATGTCTCCGCGCGAGAGGGCTCTATCCCTCCGCAAGGCTGCACGGCCCCGGAACATGCCCTATCCTCATAAGCAAGAGAAGGCGATTGCTGAGAAGATCCAGACCGTATTCCGTGGCTATTCTAAGGATCTAATCTCTTTTGTTGAGAATCACTATCCACGTAAGTTTGCTTACGATTCCCGTATTGATGATTTTGCTACTGAGTTTGAACTGTTCCTCCGCAAACTGGAAAAGGAATATGCCGTAGAGCGAGTTACATCTGAGCTTTTCCTGAACTTCGCTCCATATCTCCGTAAGATTTCTGAGTTTATTAGGAAGTTTAACGCAGAGGAAGTCGCTACCTACATGGAAGAGATCTCCGGTGTTCCTTTCTATGGCACTACTGATTGGTGGAAAGAAGTCCAGGATGCCTGGATAAACAGCTCTGTGGTTAGAGCTACGGGAACCATAACCGCTTTCTACGTTGATATGAAGATGGCTGTATTGGACGCGATTAGGAATGAGATGTCGTTTGAGGATATCTTGGATAAGATCAAGTCCATGGATTCGAGTCTCACTGAAGCGAAAGCTGCTTTTTTGGCTCGGGATCTGACAGGTAAGCTAAATGGGATAATAGAACAGAAACTCCAGACTGGATTAGGACTTCAGGAGTATTTCTGGCAGACTGCTGCGGATGAGCGAGTTCGGGGAAAGCCGGGCGGAAGGTATCCGAACGCTGTTCCAAGCCATTGGGCCATGGATTCTATTATATGTAGTTGGGCAGATCCTAATACCTGCTCCTTTGATTATGGTAAAACGTGGGTGCCTCGGCTGGCAAATATGCCTAATTATCATCCAGGAATGGACTGGCAATGCCGATGTCGAGGCACTCCTTTTTCTTTGGAATTGCTTCGTGCTTTGGATAAAGAAATAGCTGGGGAGGAAAATAGTGGAACTAACTGAAGCGATGCTCCGTGAAATAAAGAAGGCTGCACAGAGAGTGAATGGATATGGTTCTATCGCGATCCGGTTCATGGATAATGTCCTGGCTGATATAGAGACCACAGATAAGATGCGCCTACAGCTTCCTTCCGTTCCTCGCGCGGGCGAGGTTGTGAAGGAAAAACGAGTTGTGGTAGTGCGCCAGGAGCGGCAAGGCTAATTGCGTTTTAGGGGGGTTGACTTTTTTTGAAAAATGAAGTATACTCTTAAATACATTATTGAATGAGCGTTTTTAGGCAAACTGACACCAGAGCCGTCCCAAGTGGGCGGCTTTTTTATTTACCGGAGGCTCTATATGAGCGAAGAGACTGAGAAGCAATTGTCCGTTCAGCATATAGACTTTGCGCAGTGGGATATGTCCACTGCGATGGAAGAGACCACTGAGGGCTTTTTGGTTGGTCGGGCTATTGTTACTAACGTGGGTGTGTTCACCTACATGAATCCAGATGGAACTACCCGCAGGGAACTGAGGCTCCCAGAGGAAGTTTTTAGTGAGGATTCATTGGCTTCTCTCATAGGAAAGCCCTTGACCAATAACCATCCTTCCGACTTTGTTACTACTGACAATGTGGGTGGTTTGGAGATAGGAACTGTTATGAGTCCTATTTTCCATGATGAGTACCATGTCTCTGCTGCCGTAATTATAAAAAATAAGGATGCGATTTCAAATGCGAAAATGGGGAAGGTTGCCCTTTCCTGTGGTTATACATTGGATTTAGATTGGCAGTCCGGGGTTTGGATGGGTGTTGCCTATGACTGTATTCAAAGGAACATACGTTACAATCATGTAGCCCAAGTTGACCGTGCTCGGGCCGGAGATGCTGCTAAGATAAGAATGGATTCCGACACTAAGTATAGTGTTCAAATTATGGAGGAGGACTCTATGGCTGAAAAGGCTTTGAGGACTATTAACCTCGATAACGTGGAATATCAGGCGGAAGACGCTGTTATTGAGGCTTACAAGAAGTCGCAAGAGCATGCCGATTCCCTTCAGGTGCAGGTAGAAAGCCTCACCGCTGAGAAGTCTGCGATTGAGGCTGAGAAGGATTCTTTCAAAGAGAAGGTTGATTCTCTTGCGAAAGAGGTTTCCGATCTGAAGGCTAAGGCTGTTGACAGTGCAGAGATCGATAAGCAGGTTAAGGCCCGCCTCGCTCTTCTGGCTATTGCTACTAAAGCGAAGGTCGAGAATACGGATGGAATGGATGAGAAGGCTATCAGGGTCGCGGTTATAATGGCCGTCAATCCGAAGGCTAATCTCGATGGGCGTGACGAGGCGTACATTCAGGCGCGTTACGATCTGGCCGTGGAGGCGCTCGACGCTGAAGTGGCCGAAGCTGATGCTGCTGATAAGGCCGCTAGGGCTCTGAATGGTGATGCAGCTGGTGCCAGCGCTGTATCTAGTAAGACTGACGAAGCTCGCAAGAAGATGCTCGCCGCTTACGGTAAGCGTGGCTAAGGAGGAAGAGTATGGATCAGTATGAGTACACTCAGGACTCTGCCCGCGCCGGTTTGGTGTTTGGCATTGAGACTGATGTTGAAAACAAGGTAGTCGCCTCGGGACAAACGTTCGAGTTCGGCGAGCCTGTGTTTGTGGATGAGGGCGTTGAGGACATTGCGTACCCCGGCGACTCTACCGATACTTCTCTGAAGTTCCTGGGCGTTGCGATGATCTCTCATCGTTCGTACAAGGATTCTGAAGAGCAGTATGTCGCGTTCCAGGAGATGAACGTTCTTACCGAAGGTGAGATCTACGTTAATGTCGCTTCTGGTATCACTGCTACGGCGAATATGCCTGCTTACGTTGTCGATCTGACTTCCAGTGGGGACTATAACAAGTTCACCACTGATTCTACCGACAATTACGACATTGGTGGCTACTTCCGCTCTAACCCGAATGCTGATGGCCTCGCGCGTGTCGAGCTTCGCGGGCTGAAGTAAGGAGGAGAGAATATGAGTGGTAAAGCTGTTATCGGCTATAACCTGGATGATGGGCAGACTGTGTTCTTCAAGGGCCAGCTTGAGGTTGTGAAGGCTCAGACCTACGACCAGAAGCTTGGTGATCTGAAGGCGCTCACTGGCCTGTTCCCCATCACTTCGCAGTTGCCTCCTGGCGCTACGGAGCTTACGTGGAGGGCTTTCAAGCAGTACGGGCTTGCTAAGTTCATTTCTGACTATTCCAAGGCATTCCCCAAGGCGGATGTCGGTGGAACCGAGTACACCCGCAGGGTGCACGACATTGGTATGTCGTACTCTTATTCCATCAGGGAAATTCAAAGGGCCGCTATGGCCAATTTCCCCCTGGAAGCCAAGAGGGCGATTGCCTGCCGCAGGGCTATTGATGAGAAGCTGAACAGCATCGCGCTGGTCGGTGACACCAATCATAATATCCCTGGGTTCCTGGCCTATCCCGGCGCTACTACCTATACGGTACCTGCTACGGGCACAGGCGGGACCAAAACGTGGTCTACCAAGACTGCGGATCATATCCTCACCGATCTGAATGGGATGCTTAACGCCATCAATAACGTTACCATGGGCAAGGAAGTGGGTAATACCATCCTGCTCCCGAAGGCGAACCTTGATTATATCAAGCAGACCCGGCTGGGTACGACCATGGAGAAGACCATTTACCAGTTCTTCACCGAGAATAACCCCGGAGTGACCCTGGACTGGCTTAAGGATCTGGATACTGCTGGCGACTCCAGCACGACCCGCATGGTTGCGTACATCAACGACAGCCAGCACCTTGAGCTTGAGATCCCATCGATGTTCGATGTGCTCGAAGAGATGCGTGACGGCCCCGCCGCTTACACTGTCCCTGCGATTGCTTCGACTGTTGGCGTGATTGTGTACTACCCGCTTACCGTTGTCTACGGCGACGGTATCTAAGAATCGTTTAGTCTCCCTGCCCGATGGGATTTCCCGGAGGGCAGGGTTTCTTCAAAGGGAGAAGAAACTATGTTAGTGAATTGGAAAGGCGAGGGGATGAATATGGTTCCCCCTATTGATCCTGAAGAGAAGGATGCGGCGAAGGCGAATCTGATTAAACAGGTTATGCTCTATCCCGGCTGGAATGAAGTCCCCGACAATCTGTGGGCGTTCTGTAAAATACATCTGAGAAACTACGTTGAAAGAGAAATGATCGAGGAAATATCCACTAAGACCAAGGACGAACAGGGGCTTGAGATCTATGTCGGTGTTCCTTTTGTTGATATTGCGGCTCGTAACCCCAATAAGGCTGCGGTGATTGTTCAGAACTGCTATAACATTCCTTGTCTCAAGAACTGGCTCGAAGGGACGGGTAAAGACGAGATTCGTGCGCTTATCCGCTCTCAAGTGGAAAAGTGTGAAAATGGTGGGGAACTCTCTACCTAAAGGAAATGAACAATGGCTAGTCTTCCTATCAATACCTATATCCAGACAATGTGTCCCAATCTCTACAATGATCCAGGGCTCTCTGTCTATGTAGAATTAGCTACTGATAGGACTAGCCTCGATTTCTTTGGAGCTAACCTTTATAACTATGCAATTGCTCTTCGTGCTATGCACGATTTTACAATAGATAAGACTAGAAAGCGCGGTGACGGTGGCTTTATTACTGATAAAACGGAGGGGCGGCTCACGATGCGTTTCCTCCATAATATGAGTAGGAGTAGCCGGAGCACGTTGCTAATGACAAGTTATGGACAGAAACTACATGAACTTATCCGATCCAGAGGCCCCGTAATAGGAATGGCTGTCCCTGGTTTGGATTTGGATACAGGTGTTTTATCTGGATCTGAAGACTACGAATAATCGACAAGGAGAATGAAATGATACAAGATGCAATTCTTGATGTGGCTCTTACTGAAGTGCTTACATATGCTGATAGGGTGGTCCTCTGTTCTCAGATTCCCACTTCTTATGCGGAAGCCACTGCTGCTTACCTTCTGGCGCATAAAGATGCCCCAGTTATAGGTTCTCCAGAGGCCAAAGCCGGAGGTGGACGTAAGATAATGATTTCCGGCATAACTGACGGCGTGGTTGACACCGCTGGCACTGCTACTCACTACGCCCTGGTGGACGTTTCTGAGTCCAGGCTTATGGTTGCTCGCGCTCTGGGAGCCAATAAGGCACTCGTGACTGGTTCCCCCTGGACTATGGCGGCGCAGGATCTTTTGGATCTCGAAGAATCGGTCTAATACTTGTAAGGTGAAGGTAGCATGGCTAATTTTTACGTCGATACAGATGGCGTTTCTCAGCTCTATGCGAGCCTTGCTGCCGCTCTAGCCGCACAGCCAGCTACCTTTACTGAAGACAATTACATCCTCTGCGATGCCTCTACTGCCGTTGACGATTCAACTACAATAGCAGCGATTTCGTGGAATACTACTGCTGACTTTCGTTTATTCATAGTTTGTACGTCAGCATATCGATATGCCCCCGCAGATGCCAGTAGATGGCTCTTCGGAAATACAAGCACTACAAACTATATGAACGTCACGGTGTCGGGTGCGCGTTTCTTCAAGCCATCGATGACCGCGAATACGCAGCAAATCGTTCACGTCGCATCTGTCCGGTTCGGGCAGCTCCGGCTCATCGATTGCGATTTCGACACTGTGAACTCAGGCACAACGTATCGAGACCGACTACTTGAACTCAACGTGTCTCCGCTCTACGCCTTCTCGGTCGTGGTGGCGAATTGCCGATTTAGGTCAGGTGGTACAAGTACAAGTTTGTCCAATGGTGCAATCTACTTTTTGCAGAGCACTAAATGTTTTATTTACTTCAATACGTTCATCTGCCCTGTCTGCGCGATAAGCGGTGCAGCTAATAATCCAGATGCGCTTTTCTTGAATAACATAATAAAAAGTACAGCTGCATCTACCATAACGTACAGTGCGTCCTCAAACTACAATATGTTCTCTGGCGCATTTACTTTCGGCGGGGCTAACGATGCCCAGGGCCAAACTTTCACCTTCGTCGATGAGGCGGGTAAAGATTACCACCTTGCTTCTGGTGATACTGGCGCGCAGAATCTTGGCCTTGATTTGAGTACCGACGCCAACTACCCGGTCACTACTGACGCTGATGATGTGACACGCTCCGATCCGCCCGACTGTGGTGCGTATGAGGTAGCGATAGATAACACGGTTA